TACATTGGTTAAGTATGCCACTGCCGGATTAGACCCGAATATCTTCGTACAGAAGTACATGATAGAACTTCCAAGCGAGGAAGAAATAAAGGAGTTCATTGCTTCCTCAAATTACTAACCTATCATAAAAAGTAATACTGGCGAAAAGAAGAATACTGTTTTTCTTTTCGCCAGCAACATATAATCTGCCGACAAAAAATAGGTTTAGTCCGTTTTGGATATATAAACAAAGGTATGAACTAAACTTGTAAATGTACTGATTTTTACTTGAGTATTAAAAGTTAATTTATTCAAATACAGGAAGAAATAAATTATTTAATACGCTATTCTATTACTCATTTACATTATATTTGGATGTTGTTTATATAATTGGTTGAATGAAATATTTTCTATCCATATTATTTATATTTTCTCTCAATCTTGTCAGCCCACTTTTAGCCCAAGACAAGAATTCGGCAGATATGTCTGCTTTATTAGAGAATAAAATATGGAAAGTGCAACTTCCCAAAGACAAACACTATGCTATGGAAATGGAATTCCGCAGCGCTGGATGGAAACAGACCTTTCTATATGATGAAAAACAAACTGAAATATGCGATTCTTACTCTTTGCATGGAGATACAATAAAATCTTTTCAAAAGAATTACATTATTCAAGAACTGACAGATAGTACGTTGGTTCTCCAATATCTGCCGGAAAGTTTGACAATCGGAGTTACACCTGTCAGATGTACAACAGATAACAGTGTTCAAGGACAAAGGCAGAACGAAGAACGCTTGGATAGTATTTGGCGTAAAGAGGATATTTGGAATAAAGGTGTTGCTAAAATAACCGGAGAACCAATTAAAGATTTATCCACGATAGAACCTCCCCGATGGGCGGTATGGGATTACGATTTGACAAAATACTATGTTTCCCAAATGAAATACCCAGAAGAGTTGCTAAAAAAGAATGTGGCAGGTTATTCCGTAGTGATGTTTGCTCTTGACACATTAGGGCTACCACGCTGGAATACCATTTTGACGACCATCCATGAAGATTTTGACAAAGAGGTCATCAGACTGACCAAAGAGCTTCCACACTGCCTGCCTTGCAGGAACAAAAACGGCAAACGAATGGAGTGTCTTTATACGGTATATGTCCCTTTCCTGCCCCAACATTATAGGGATAGGGTAAAGGCGGACAGCGTTAGGGAAGAAGAATTGAAACAAAGTTTTGTGGAATGGGAAGCTGTGTCTTATTTTGAAAAAGCAAATCCGTATGCAATTACCAACTACATTAATGAACGCCTAACATACGATTCCAATCTATTAAACGGTAAAAAAGAAATCAAAGGGATTTATACGATACGCATTGATTCTTACGGAGAAATAATAAAGGTAGAGACCTTACGAGGTTGTGGCATACAAGAATGGGACAACCAAGTATTGCAAATCATAAAAGGTATGCCACGGTGGACTCCTACCATCAATTTTCATGGTAAAGGTGAATATCGGAACTCTGTTTGGACTGTACCTGTTTTATTCAAGAATGATAGTCCAACAAAAAATGAAGTTAATAACTATAATTGGCTTATCAAAACTTTAAGCAAATCATGTAAGTATCCACCTAAATTACAGAAAAAGAATCGAGAAGGGATGGTCTATGTTACATATAAATTAGATGGTAACGGATATATTACCAACCCCCAAGTTATTTCGTGTAACAACCGAAAATTCAAAAGAGCTGCACTAAATGCATTCAATGCTGTAACGGGTATTTCTATAACTTTACCAGCCCCAAAGGACACTCTTGTTTTTCAATTTAAATTGGATAGACCGACAACTCCTATCAACCCTCATACTGATGTTTTGATAATCGGCTACAGTTCTTGTGACACTCCAATTCTGATGCGATATGACGCCACACTGACTGCCCATACCACAGAGCCTTATTTGGAGGTGGGTGTTCCGGTCTGTTATCTGAATGAACGGGGCGATACCATTGTGCCATACGGCAAGTACAGATACTGTCAAACAGATACTATCAAAAAAATAGGTTTTGTTTATGAGAACAAGCCAAAGGACGCTCGAATAATCTGCATCAATGATGCGGGCAAAGAACTTTTCTATGTATTCAAATATGATAATGGTCCCGACTACATACAAGAAGGGCTTTTCCGTATAATGGACGAGGATGGATTGGTAGGTTTTGCCGATTCATTGGGTAATGTAATAATTGAACCTCAATTTAAGTTTGCCTACCCATTTAAAGGAGGAAAAGCCAAAGCAACTTTAAAAGGTGAACGAAAGGTAGTTCCTGAATCAGACGGAGAAAAACATTATTGGGAAAGCGAAACTTGGTTTTATATAGATAAGAAAAACAGGCGTTTAACTGATTAAAAACAAATAAATACCTAACCATCATGAAAACAAAACTATTTTTATCCGCTATTGTCTTCTTTATGGTTCTAACTGCGCAAGCGCAAGAAGTTAATGAACACTACATTGAAGTGACAGGTACATCGGAAATAGAAATCATGCCGGACAAAATTCACTACATCATTGAAATTCGTGAATACTTCGAGGAAGAATTTGATGGAAAGTCTAAGCCCGAAGAGTATCACACCAAAGTGCCATTGTCACAAATAGAACAAGGATTGCGAAAGAAACTTTCCGAAGTAGGTATTACGCAAGATGTAATCCGTACACAAGAGATTGGCGATTATTGGCGAAAGCAAGGACAGGATTTTTTAATATCCAAGCAATTTGATATTACACTGACTGATTTCAAACAGATAGATGAAATAATCAAGCACATAGATACGAAAGGCATTAATACGATGCGCATCGGTGAATTGGAAAATAAAGATATGTTGGCATATCACCAAAAAGGAAAGATAGAAGCACTAAAAGCTGCACAGCGAAAAGCTACTTATTTGGTTGAAGCCTTGGGTAAAAGATTAGGCAATGTCATACGCATTGTGGAAAAAGATAGCGGTAATGCTTTTCCGATAGCGCAAAGCAATGTCCTATCATCGAATGTTGCCTCATTCGACAATTTCCGTACCATTAAAAAGGACTATTCCATGCTGGTGCGTTTTGAAATTGTTGATTAGTAAGCTAAGCACAAAATTACATATCAAAAACGAAATAGCTGGAGTAAGAAAGTTTTCATTTCATCACTCCAACTTTACTTCGTTTATGGTTTACCCAACTTATCGGCTTCTTTCTTTAGCTGTTCGGCTTGCTCGTTCAACAGCCTTGCACGTTCCAATGCTTCCGCCTGTTTCTTGCTGCGATATTCAAAATCTATCACAGAATCGGTCAGATTTGAATGAAATCATTATCCCTCTGCCAGTTGAATTTGGTTTCCAGTATATCAAGGACTTCTCCGTTTGCCCAACCCTGCATCAGCAAATAACGGTATTTCATATCATTGTCCTGTAACTGCTGCATCCGTGTAGCCAAACGGATATTTAACCATATGGAAGCGGAACAGAGAACCAGCACTGCCGAAAAAATAAACAATCCCGGACGAATCCAAGAAGTAACCTTGTTGTAAATCCGTTGATAGAACGGCAAGGGGGCAACTTCCTCTTTATCCGTCTTGTAGGAATTCAAGGTATCAACCATTATTTTAAAATTACGATAGATTTCCAATGATATTCTCTTGGTGTCCTCGATGTGCTGCTGCTGACCTTGCATCCTGTTCCGTACATCGTCAAGTTGACTTTGGATAGTCTGCAACTTCTCCACAGGAACAGCCGGATTACTATGCAGCCTCGACAATGCCTGTTCAATCGCTCCAAACCGTTCGAGAGTTTCCTCCCGGCTGGCTGGCGTTACCTGCGCTTCCAACTTCTCTTTCAGTTCTGTTAAGGGGGGAGAAACGATGCGTGTCAAAGTTCGGTCGGTCTGAAAATATCTGATTGCTTTGGTTTTCAAAGCGTTAGAACGGGGTAGGAGTGAGCTGGGTGGAAAAACGAAGCGTTTACATCGCTTTACATCGAGCTTACATTTGAACCTTGTTTGAACGCCGTTCAAATGAATCTCTTTACATTAGGAGTGGGGTAGGGGAGAATTCAGGCAGTATGGTATTATTTTACTCCGATTCTTTGCCCAGGCCATACTTCCATATACAAAGATAACCAAATGGTGTAATTTATGCAAGTGGAGTAGGGGAGCGCTTCGCTTCTCTCCTATTTTTATTCATTGAAATTATTCCATATAGCTGATATTTGGTATATTTGCAGTGAAATAAATACCGTATATCATGAGTAAAGTTATCCATGTACATTTGATTTTTGAGAAAAAGAACATCTACTTTGGTAGTATATCGGCCATTTTTGAAACTCTGACGGAGAAACAGGTCGGAATCACTAAGAGTAGTCTTTTACATGCTGGACTGGTTGATGACATTGCCAAATACACGAAACGTGCAATGATTATTCAGTCTCGCTTGATAACATGTACCAGAAAGGGATAAAATGCCTTAGAACGCAATTAAAAGCCGCAAAAGCGGCTTTTTTTGCCCTTATAAGTGTCAAACTATGATGGAAAGCTGTATTTATCCGTTTGAACGCTTTGAACGTCTTAAAAAGTGGAAAGGTTATTCACTTGCTTATTCATTTGGTTATTCATTTAAGCTATTACAAAAACGAAATGTTTTGATTGCTTATTCATTTGGTTATTCATTTTTGTGCCTATTTTATTCTAATAAAACGGGGAAATATCTTTTTTTTATTTGGTATTCATCGGTTTTTATAATATTGTAGGGGGTAAATTGTATATAGATAATATTTATTTACTCCCCTGTATTTTTATATATTCTGCTGTAAAATAGTGATTTAACTGTTTTTACCTCCCTTTCCCCATAAAACACGTTTTAGATGGCATTGGCAACCGTAGAATCGCTTGCATCCGAAACACGCCCCGACTTGTCCTGTTTAAGTTGTGTAATTGTCTGTTTGAGCATCCCTATTTCCTCTGCCATTTCTCGAATGGTGGAGTCTTTTTCCCTTAAAACATCCAGAAGCTCCCTAAAATTATTGTTAGCTGTTTCTGGAGGAGCTGTTTCCGTTACTACTGGTGTAATTTTTTCGGCTTCTATATCTTTTAAAAGAAAGTCGTCGATTGATATTCTAAAAAACTTAGATATTTCACATAACAAACTCAATTTAGGTTCTGTATTACCCAGTTCATAGTTTGACATTGTACCTTTTTTGATGCCCAGAAACTCAAATTCATCTAATTTAAGTCCCCTACTCTCCCTTAAATGTCTAAGATTCTTAGAAAAAATACTCATAAATCTAAATTATTTGGATTAATACTTTGTCGTCTAAGAAACTTAGACTATATTTGCCACGTGATTAAAGTTTAAACACGCCCCAAAGCTACAAAAAAGGCTTGAGGTAACAATGAGAATTTGAAAAGAAGCAAAATGGAAGCAAAATTTAAAAAGGGACAAAGTGTGAGAATCACCAAGAGAAATGGTGAGATCATTGATGGTATAGTTCGTGACTGGGATTATAACATTTGTACGTTCGTGCGGGAATATAATATCGATTATATGAAAAATGGTCAGGTTTGGACTGTAATATGTGTTCCGGAGGATGCGATAAAGAAGCTTTAATAATTTTCTCGGGCAGTTAGTTCAGCTGGTAGAACAAACTAAACTCCTATAATGGAGAGGTTATGGTCCGCGGTTCGAATCCGCGACTGCCCACTACGATAATTTAAATATTAGATAGTATGAAAGAACGAATAGTTGTAGAATACGGTGAGGTGAATAAAATTGCCGAACTGATGGGCTGTACAAACGTGATGGTGAGTCATGCGCTTGCCTTCCGTAAGAACAGCAAACTGGCCCGTTCCATTCGTAAGCTCGCCATTGAGCGCGGTGGATCCAAAGTAGGTGGTAATCCTCAAAATACAAGTAGCCATGAAAAATGATTTGATGACATTGTTCAGCGACCAGCTACACTGGTTTGCTCGTCTGAAACGAAAACAGCGCTTTTGCGTGCTTTACTTCTGTATGAGTTTCGGGATCCTGCTCTCTATTTTTTTTATTAATCCGCTGCTGGAACTTCTCGTAGTGTTGAATTTCGGGATCTCCGTGCGGCTGCTGAAGAAGCATGTCCCTTTGAATGATTTAGAGGATTGATAATCAAGCTGGGAGATGGAATACTTTGATAATATATTGTGTGTAACTTACAAAGAGTTGCTGGATATAATGCCCAAAGGCACTTTGAATAGCCAGCTGTCCCGAGAAAAACTGGATGTCGTTTCCCGTGGCGGTGGTGAAAATAATCCGGCTCTGTATGCCTATTCCTCCCTTCCCGAAAAGTATAAACGACGTTGGGTTCTTCTCAAAGGAGAACCTGAACAGCAAATGAGACAGGAAATGATTCGTAACATAGTGAAGAAAGACGAGAAGGCCGAGCGCTTTTTTGAGGAGTACCGCTACGACAAGAACGGTGAGATGGTCGCTCTTCCCGAGGATGTGAAGAAGGAATACACCTGGAATGCTTCGGTACTGAACGCGCTGATGGAAGAGTTCAAACGCTTGAGTTCATCCAATAACAAGCTGACCGGTTTCCGCCGTAACCTTTGGGAACTTCTGCTTGTCACGAGTGAGGAATGGCGTCCGGTGTACGGGCACAGCCTTCCGGGCAGTGTGGGGCGTTTGAAAGCCCTGATAAACAAGTTCCGTCCCGACAACTACGGTGTGCTTGTGAGCGGTAAATACGGCAACAGCAACACGCTGAAGATCGAGGAGGACGGCGGGCGTTATCTTGTTGCATTGAAACGCAGCCGCGTTCCGGTTTATACTGACATGGAGATCTTCGAGGAGTACAACCGTGTCGCTCCGGAACGTGGCTGGAAGCCCCTGAAGAGTCCCCGCAGCCTCCGCGAATGGTTCAACAGCCCGCGTGTCGAACCTCTGTGGTACGATGCCGTTTATGGGGAAATGAAGGCACACCAGCGTTATGACCGCAAGCACCGGACCATCCTTCCGAGCCGTCGTGACAGCCTCTGGTATGGCGACGGCACGAAGCTGAACCTCTACTATCGTGACGAGAACGGAAACAAGTGTACTACAAGCGTGTACGAGGTGGTGGATGCCTATAGTGAAGTTCTGCTCGGTTATTACATCAGCGACAATGAGGACTATATCGCCCAGTATCATGCTTTCCGCATGGCTATCCAGACGAGCCGGCACAAACCCTACGAGATCGTGTGCGACAACCAGGGCGGTCATAAGAAGAACGCGGCGCTGGGTCTTTTCTCGAAGATCAGCCGTATCCACCGCCCGACAGCTCCGTATAATGGCGAATCTAAGACGATTGAGAACATTTTCTACCGCTTCCAGAGCCAGGTATTGAAGAAACGTTTCGGTTTCACCGGGCAGAATATTACGGCAAAGAGAGATACAAGCCGTCCGAATTTGGAATTCATCAACGCGAACATCGACTCCCTTCCCACATTGGAGGAACTGAAGGAACAGTATGCCGCCGCCCGTGAGCAGTGGAACTCAATGAAGCACCCGGCTACTGGCATCCCCCGTATTGAGATGTACAATACCAGCGTGAACGAGGCCACCGATCCGGTCAGCGTTCCTGATATGGTGGAGATGTTCTGGTACACAACCGATAAACCGTCGCTGTTCACCGCCAGCGGTATCGAGATCACGGTACAGGGAAAGAAATACCCTTACGAGGTTTTCTCCGCTCCCGGTGAGCCTGACCTGGAATGGCGCCGGCGTAATACCTACAAGAAGTTCTATGTCCAGTACGATCCCTATGACATGAGCAGCGTACGGTTGCTTTACAAGGACAAGGGCGGTGCGATGCGTTTCGAGTGTGTGGCCTCGTTCCCGCTGATGATCCACCGTGCCCAGCAGGAGCAGACGGAAGCCGAAAAACGTTTCATCCGCACCCAGCAGGAGGCCGTCGTCAATGAGCGTATAAACCGTCAGGTCGTCGCCAAAGATATCGAGTATGAGCATGGTGTCGCACCGGAGCAGAACGGTTTGCGTACTCCTGACCTGAAAGGTCTCGGAAAGGAGGCGCAACGCCAGATTGACCGCCGCACGAGAAAATACAGCCAGCCGCCCCGTCCTTCCATAGGCCGTGACATGAAAGTCATCAGCAACGTGACATGGGACAGCTTTGAGAAGAAGGAAGTGAGCATCCGCAAGGTGGTCGGGAAATTATAAGGAACAGATTTATAACAAGATAAAAAATATTGATTATGGAAATTACAATGAAAGAGAAGAACGCCATCAGTGAGAGCCTCCGGGCTTACGTGGCGAAGTATCCGAGCCAGACGAAGGCCGCGGGTAGTCTGAAGGGAGTCAGTGTGGGTACTGTGAGCAATATCCTGAACGGGCGTTATGAGAATATCAGTGACGAGATGTTCCGTAATGTCGCCTCGCAGGTCGGTGGTGTAAGCGCTACCGGCTGGCAGATCGTGGAGACCGGCGCTTACCAGGAGATCACGGCTGTGCTCTCCGATGCGCAGCGCTGGCGCAATGTCACATGGGTGACCGGTGAGGCTGGTTGTGGCAAGAGTACCACCGCCCGTGTTTACCTTCATGAGCATAAGGAGGTTTTCTATATTCTCTGCTCCGAGGACATGAAGAAAGGTGACTTTGTCCGCGAGATAGCCCGCACGGTCGGGATCCGGACTGAAGGGTATAATATCCGTGAGGTGTGGGGACTTATTTTGGATGATATCATCCAGATGGACGCGCCCCTGCTGGTGTTCGACGAGGCGGACAAGCTGACCGAACCGGTGTTCCACTACTTCATCAGCCTGTACAACAAACTGGAGGAGAAATGCGGCGTCGTGTTTTTGAGTACCGATTATATTGCCAAACGCATCAGCAATGGTCTGCGATACCAGAAGCCTGGCTACAAGGAGTTCTACAGCCGTATCGGACGGAAATTTTATGAGCTAGAGCCTACGGACGTGAACGACGTGTTTGCGATCTGTTCCGCCAACGGTGTGACTGACAAGAAAGACATCGATAAGGTGATAAAGGAGGCTTCGACATGTGACTTTGATTTGCGGCGTGTGAGGAAGTCCATTCACAAGGTGAAACGCATGGTGGGGGAATGACTCCCGTTCAAATACCGTCCAAACGTAATTTTAAGGATATGGAAAACAAATTTGAATACTTAAAGATCGACGGTCGCGAGCAGCTTCCTGCTCCCTGGAGCGATTACCCAGTCTTGAGGGAATACGAGACGGTGACCGTTTACCGGAATGGTCGCGACTATCTGGACGCCCTTGTGGGACAGCAGGACGGCTGGTGGGTTGCTGGCGTTCACATGGAGGTGGGCGGTTTCGGCGGCGGTTTCAACCCGGGACGTAAATGGGGACAGTTTGCTACCCGTGAGAATGCCCTTCTGTGGGCACTCGGCAGGATGCTCTGCCACGAGAAACTGCGGGGTGCCGCACGGCAGGCCGTGCTTGATCAAATAGACAATATCCGACAACTAAAACTGTTCTGACCATGGAAGAAGAGAAAAAGGATAATAAAAAAGCGGGCATGAGACGTGCCTTGAATGTCAGGGACATCCTGAACAAGAAGTATGACGTATTCCCTTTTGAGGGGAAATGGAAGGATGCCTTCGACACTCCGGAAGTCCGGGGCTGCTGGTTCGTGTGGGGCAACAGCGGTAACGGCAAGACCTCTTTCGTGATGCAGCTCTGTAAGGAACTTTGCAAGTATGACCGTGTGGCGTTCAACTCCCTGGAGGAAGGAACTTCTCTGACTGTCCAAAATAACCTGCGGCGCTTTGGTATGGCCGAGGTAAGCCGCCATTTGGCGTTCATCAAGGAGGACATCCCCACCTTGAAGATCAGGCTCCGGCGTCATAAGAGTTTCAACGTCGTGATCATTGACAGTTTCCAATACACGCAGATGACGTATCGTGACTATATCCAGCTGAAGGAGGAGTTTCCGGACAAGCTGTTTGTTTTCATCAGCCATGCCCGCGGCAAGAATCCTAAAGGTGATGCGGCCACGAGCGTGATGTATGATGCCGACCTGAAGATATGGGTAGAGGGCTACGTCGCCTTCAGTAAGGGACGTTATCAGGGGGCCACTGGTGAATACACAATCTGGGAGAAGGGTGCCTATGACTATTGGAATGTGACGGGACCGAAACAGAA